CCGGATAGCCCGGCCTCCTTCCTTAATCACTCAAATAACGATTATGATAACAACTTATCCACATCCTTCAGTATGCCTTCATACCGTTCGGCCAGCTTCCGGTGTTCGTCCATCTCTCTTTTATACCGAACGGTCTTTGCCTTGTAGCGGCTTACATCCTTCTTTGCATTGGTCAGCTTTTCCTTGTCCCTGGTGTACACGGCATAACAGGGGCTCTGCATCCGCTCATACATCTCCTGCAGTTCTGCCAGCTCCGTACGGCAGTCCACATACTTCTTCGCAAAGGCTTTAGCCCGGTCCGTCTCATCCTGCCGTCTGTCCGTAAGCCATTCCCTGATTTCTCTGGCGTTCTTCTCATCCGGCCAGGAAGCTCTTACCCACTTAAGCATTTTATGTATCTGTGGCCTTCTGGCCTCCTGGAAGAAAGTCTCTAAGTTTATCTCCATCCTCCCGTTTGGGATGTTGAATCTAATTACCATCCTTTATCCTCCTTATCCTCGCCTTAAGGGACTCCATTACCCAATTCTGTACATCATCTTTGCGCTGCAGAGCCTGCATTACATCCTCATCCCGTGTCCCGCTGCACACCAGATGGTGGATGATGACCTTCTCCTGCTGTCCCTGGCGGTGCAGGCGCTTATTGGCCTGGGTGTATAACTCATAGTTCCATGTAAGGCCGAACCAGATGACGTGATTCCCACCCTGCTGCAGGTTCAGTCCGTAGGCGCTGCTGGCCGGATGGGTCAGAAGCACATCTATCTCTCTGGCATTCCAGTCATCCTCATCCTGTGGCGTCTTAAGCTCCCTCACCCTCAATCCGGTTTTCTCCAGGGCCTTAAGGATTCTCGACCGGTCGTGCTGGTAGTTGTAGAACACAAGTGCCGGCTTCCCCTGAAGGGATTCCATCAGCTCCATAAACGCCTCCAATTTGCAGTCATGGACCTCATGGACCTGCCTGTCCTCGTCGTAAATAGCCCCGTTGGCCAGCTGCAGCAGCTTATTACTCAGGGCCGCCGCACTGGTTACACTAATGTCCTCTCCATCCTCTGGCAGCTGCAGAACCATCTCACGCTCCAGCTCACAGTATGCTTTGAGAGCCTTT